TGGCCACCGTGATGCTGATTAACAGTAGCGTTATATATGCAAGCAAGTGGCCACTGGATGATAACGGTTTCCCGTTTGATCTATTCGTATGGAAACGTATTCCTAATTCTCCGTTCGGTATTGGTGTTGCGCGTCAAGGGCGTGTTCCACAGATGACTATCTTAGCGGCATACAGAACGTTGATGAACAACCAAGGTCTGGCGGCACGTCCGATGGTGGCAATGTTACGTGAAGCGCTCGAACCGACTGACGGCAATTGGCAGATATACGGCGGGAAAAGTTTTACGATCAAACCCGGTAAAGGTATTAATGATATCAAACAGGCGATAAGTACCATCGAGATACCGTCAATGTTTAATGATCTGAGCGCTCTAATAGCGTTTGGAACTAAGAGCATGGAAGACGCGACCGGAATCACATTCCTGATGCAAGGTCAGCAGGGGTCGGCACCGGATACGGTCGGCGGGCAGCAAATGATGTTACAACAATCCTCAACCTTACTCAGACGGATAACACGAGGATTCGATGAATGTGTGGAAGCTCACGTCAAGCGTTACTACATTTGGTTGCTCCTGTACGGACCTGATGATGAGAAGGGGGATTATCTGATTGAGGCCACGGGTTCATCGGCGCTGCTAGAACGTGAGATTCAATTGATGCAATTCCCGCAACTCCTGCAACTGTCGCAGAATCCGGTATTTGAAATGTCACCTAAGAAAACTAGCGATGAGTGGGTTAAGGCGATGAAGTTTGACCCTAGTAAATTTGAAATTAACGCTGACGAGAAAGAAAAACTCGCTCAATCTCAGCAGCCTCAGGACCCACGCATTGTTGTAGCTGAAATGAATACGCAGAAAGACCTGAAGATCGCCGAACAAAACGCGCAGCTCAAAGCGCTCGAGATTAAAAGTGATACTGATCGTGATGCGGTGTTTGCCCAGGGTGTTACTGAGCGTAATCAAATAGCACGTGAGTCTACACAAGAAGAACTAGCTCTCAGGCGGGAATTGGCAATGCTGGATTATGCGAACAAGCGCAACATTACGCTTGATAAAGCTAAGGTTGATTTAGCCAAAGCGGTTATGGATAACAACCTGACGAAACAGTTGGCTCACATTAAAGCACCAGCAAGCGACTTACCTACGCCTCCGGTAGAGCCACCAGGTACAGCACCGGCGGGGGAGAGTTTTACTAAATGATGAAACTATCAGATATTGATAAGTCAAGCGACTTGTGGATAAAGCTCAAAAAAGAATTAGAAGAACGACTCGTTATTGAACGAGAAAGTAACGATCATCGTGCTGACGAATTGACCACTGCGGCGAGGCGTGGACGTATTGAAGTTCTAAAGGAATTGCTGTCATTAGATAGCGAATAACGTGACCGAGAGGCCACATATTGCAGGAGTAATAAAATCATGAGTATCGAGCAAGAGCTGGAAGAACAAGCAATGATGGCTGAGTTGTCAGGTATCCCATTGGTAGTAGACGAACCTTCGCCTGCTGCTGAACCTGTACCTGAAGTGGAAGCTATACCTGAACGTGTTGAATTAGTTCCAGGTTACACCAAAGAAGACTTCGACTCACTCATGTCGTCAACGGCTGAAATAAGTAAGTTGAAGAAAGCTTTGGATACGGCGAACGGCACTTACGGTCAGAGATTGCAAGCTTTGACTGATGAGATAGCCACTTTGCGCAGTGTCAAAGTTAAACCGACGTTTAGCAAGCTTAACGAAGAATATCCAGATATTGCTCGATTGATAGCGGAAGATTTGCAGGAATTGCCTGTAGCGGAACAACCTCAAGTTGATATCACAGAATACGAACGGAGACTTGACGAGAAGATTGCCAAGTTTGAACGTAAAGTAGCTGAAGAAAAACTAAGGTCTGTTCACCCTGATTATCAAGATATAGCGACATGGAGTGCCAAGCCTGGCGAACCTATCATATTTAGCGATATGAAGTTTGGTAATTGGCTCGCGCAGCAAGACGAGGAATCGCAGCAGATAATTCTCGCCGGAAGCGACCCGGAAGCGCTATCTAAAGTGATCAGCAATTACAAGGACAGCATTAAGGTTGATACTCCGGTTGATGTTATTAAAGCCGCCGTTCAACCAAGAGGTGTGAAGTCTACAAGTATCGGCAAGTCTGACGAAGAACTGGAAGAAGAAGCTATGCGTGCAGAAATGGCGAAAGCTTATTATTAAATTTAAACTTTGGAGTAAAACAAAATGGCAATTTCAAGCTTATCTAATCCATCACAGCGGATTGGTAAAATTAAAGGGATGATGTTGAAACACACTATCCCGACTATCTGCTTAGGCGCAGTTGGTGTTAACGACGATTTCAAACGCAACAGTGGTAACCAAGTCGTTTATCGTCGCGCGTTGCCTAAAGGTGCTACATCAACACAGCCTAACCGTTTCTTCCAAGATGCGACAGGTGACCGTTCGGCAGCTTTGGCACAATCGTATGAAACCTCTGACGGCGTGACACCGCTGGCTGAAACTATCAACATGCAAGATATCACTGCAACGTTGAAACAATTCAGCATCTTGACTGGTTATACCGATCAAGCTGAGGATCTGCACGAGGACGACCTTCCGTCTATCTACATTCAATATGTAGGTGAAACGAAAGGTTTGGTAAACGAAGCCAATCTGTTCAGCGTGGCTAAAGGTTGCACCAATAAATTCTACGGTGGAACTGGAACTTCACGCGGTACTGTCAATGGTGTGCTTACGTTGAATTTGCTGCGTCGTGTTGCTCGTAGTCAGATGGCCAATGGCGCGAAGACTGTGAAGAATATGCAACGTCTTGGTAAAGCTGGCAACTACGGCACATCACCGGTCGGCGCGTGCTTCCCAGTGTGGATTCATACTGACATTGTTGCTGACGCTGAGCAATTGGAAGGTTACGTTCGTGTGCATGAATACGGCGATCCTTCTATCGCAGTACCAAATGAAGTAGGGTTCTGCCAACCATTCCGTTTTATTGCATCCCCTGACTTGGTTGAAGTGCAAAGTTCTGGTGCTGCGATTGCTGGCGTAACTCCTGCACTTAAATCCGCAGGCGGTACTTATGCCGACGTGTATCAAGTTATCGTTGGGTCAGAAGACGCTTGGGGTCATATAGGTCTGATGAAGGATAAAATGGACGTTACTGTCCTGACTCCTGGTCAGAAAGATAAGTCCGACGGTTTGGGTCAACGCGGTCTGGTTGGTTGCAAATGGTACTATCACGCTGTACTGCTTAATAGCCTGCAAATGGCAGTTATCGAAGTCGGCTCACGCGCGTTAACAGATTAATAGGAGTCATCAACCATGATGCGAGTATCAATTCTTGACGGCTTAAAATCCATACGTGACGTGATGGCAAAACGTGCTCTGTATGCGATACTAAAGCCGATGAAAGAGCGTTATCGCTCTTGCGTGCATCTTACGGCAGGGTTGGTTATTACAGCCACTTCCGGTAAGAAGGTTCCTAAAATCGGCGCAACTATTTGTCATTACCAGGCAAAAGGTAAAATGGGTCAGATTGCCGCCGGTACGGATATGCCAGCTCTATCGGGAACAGTAACGAATGCGAAATGGAATATTTTCGTGTTCACTGTCGATAGTGCTGGTACAACTTACAGCCAAATGGGTACGGGAGCTGCAACAGAAGCCGCCGTCAAATGGCCTAAACTCGACCCGGAACGTGCAATTATAGGGTATATCAAGATCAATCCGACAGGTACTGGCAATTTTGTAGGTAACACTACTGCGTTAGATGACGCTACGGTTGCGCCAAACACTCAGTACATTAGCCCTGTAGGGATGTTCGATCCTACAGCAATAATCGATTAAACAGGAGTAATTAAACATGGAACCAATTGAACAACGAGGATCAACTCGTTGCACTACTAAAGTAGGTCTGGCAGCAGGTACTACGACCACTATTACAGTGGGCGCCGACGCACAATACGCAATAGGCGGCAAGGCTTATAAGTATACCGCTGCTTCCAACCAAGCGACCCCGACAACCGATATCATCACAGGTGCGGCTTTTGTCGCCGTCACTGCTGGTTACGGTTGTGCGTTCGTTGTCGGATTGAATGCTGCTGGTGCAATTAAAGTGGCGCAAGGTCCACTAAGCGCATTGGATAGCGCAACTAGCGGGTCTACCGCTTTGTTTGCAGATACCTCGCCTGCATTCCCTTCAAGCCTGCCTGCTGACTTTTGTCCGGTCGGGTATATTGTGACCAAGGTCGGCGCGAGCGGTTCGTCGTGGACGTTTGGCTCAAGCAACTTGGCTGGGCCTCCTTCGAACGTGCTGCATACATTTGTTGATGTGCAAAATTTACCGTCACGTCCGCAAATATCGTAATAACATAGACCCCTTCGGGGGTCTTTCTTTTTGGAGAATAAGCTATGTCAGGTAAAAGATTAATCGGTACTGATGACGTTGATTTGGGCGATCCGGTCATAATGTCGTTGGATTTAAACGACCCTTTGGAAAACCTCGCAATTGTTACCGAAGATACGATGAAAACGAAACATGTGTCTGAGTATGCGCAGGAGTTGGCTTTCATGGAAGATAAAGTTACATTCAGTGTGGCTAAGTCGGAATTACCAAACGCGGTCGATCCTGTTGAATGCTCAGTTAACGGAGAAAAACGAAGATTCTACCGAGGCATCACATACCAAGATTGTCGGAAGTTTATAAACGCGCTGATAAACGTGGCTTATGACGTCAAGACAGTTAACAATATCGATCCTAAAACCGGATTACAAGCGACACAAATTAAACGCGACCCTTACCAGTCGATATCTGTTAGCGTTATCGCGGACCCGGCAGGTCAACGAGGTATGAATTGGCTCGCATATAAAATGAACGGCGACCGTGTTGTAGGCCATTAAGCATGAATCGATTAAGCATTGCCCAATTCGTCAGGCGCAAGTGTGGGATATCCGGCTCTGAGACGACTACCGTAAACGCGACGGGTGAATGGTCAGACGTTGTGTCGGCGGTTGATGAAGCTTACGAGGATATACAGAACGCTCGTCCTGATTGGTTATTCTTACGTACCGCATTCTCATTTGTCACCGTAGCGCAACAGGCTGAATATGCTTACGATGCAGCGCCGTTGTCGCTTACCGACTTCGGGCGATGGGTTGACGATTGTTTTAGGGTATATAAAGACAGTATCGACAATGAGCAATGGTTAACGCAATGGCGTAATTACGATAACTTCCGTGACGTATTTATGCTCGGAACGCAGCGAACGCAGTACGGGCAACCTGTGAATATCACAATATCACCGTCGAAATCATTGATATTATCTTTGGCTCCAGACGATACCAGCTATACAATTGGGGGTTACTATTACAAAACTCCTGATGTGATGAGCGTTGATGCGGATATACCTATCTTTCCACTAAGATTTCATAAGCTTATTGCATATAACGCTATTCAGTTACTTGCGGTAAATGAGAGTGCTGCTGAGTTATACGAGTGGGGTAAGATTAAAGGGGAGCAGATGACCGCAATGCTTGAATCTGATCAATTACCACCAATGATATTTTTATGAGATTCAGACCCCTCAAATTTGAACCGTTCCCGTTAATCGGAGGGTTGGATTTGTCCACAATCCCTATGATGGTCAAACCTGGTAGGGCGCTATCTGCTATCAATTTTGAGCCAGATACCAACGGGGGATACAGGCGCATGGCCGGGATCGAACGCTTTGACGGTAGACCTAGACCTTCTGACGCTGGATACTCTGTCGTTATCGGAACGGTGCTCGGCCCCATGGTCGTCGGTGATACGGTTACAGGAGTCACTTCAGGAGCAACAGGGGTTGTAGTGCTGATAGCGAGCGCTACCAAATTTGTCATCACCAAAGTCGTCGGAACGTTCGTATCAGAATCCTTCAGTGTCGGCGGCACTACGTACGGAACGATAACTAGCGCAATTGCGGATAACGAGAACGATCTGGAATTGGACGCAACGTATAAGTCGCTTGCTGCTAATGAATATCGTTCTGATATTGAAAAAGTACCGGGTAGCGGTTACGTACGCGGCGTAGTCTACTATCAAGGTAATACCTACGCTTTTCGCGATAACGAGTCGGCCACCGCGTGCTTGATGTATAGGGCGACAACATTAGGGTGGTTGGAAGTGGAGTTCGGTAAAGAGGTGTCGTTTACCACTGCCGTCGGTGAAATATTCGAGGATGATGTAGTCACGGGCGCGAGCTCAGGAGCGTCAGGTATTGTAAAAAGATGTTTGCTCAGAACAGGAACCTGGTCGGCGAGTGGCGTCGGAACGTTGGTATTTGATGTGATCACCGGGACGTTCTCAAACGGGGAAGCGTTGCAAGTAGGCGGCGTGACTAAGGTAACATCGTCCGGCGCATCGAGTGCGATATCGCTATCTCCTGGGGGTAAGTTTGAGTTTGACATAATAAATTTCCAAGGCGCTGACGGTTCCGAGCGTTTATATTGCGCTGATGGCGTGAATATCCTCGGTGAGTTTGACGGAACGCGATGGGTTCCAATACGAACGGGCGCCACGGTAGATACGCCGAAGTTTGTTAAAGGTCATCGCAAACATTTAGTAGTCGCCATGGGCAGTTCGGTAATGACGTCAGGTACGGCAGAGCCTTATTCGTGGACAGTATTGACCGGAGCCTCGGAGCTAGCCACGGGGCAGACGATTACGGGATTGATGCCTGAGGTAGGTGACGCTAATTTCGGCGCAATGTTGGTACTTACCGACGATCAAGCGTTCATGTTGTACGGCAACGACATATCGGATTTCAATTTGGTGTTACATTCACCAAATAGCGGCGGGCGCGCCTACACGTTACAAAACCTTGGGATATCACATTATCTTGGCCCTCGCGGCATAACGCAGATTGTGGCTTCGCAAGCCTTCGGTAGTTTTCAATTATCAGTATTATCGAACGACATTCAGACTTTAATCGATCAACAACTCAATAAAGAAATATCAAGTTGCATCGTTCGTCTATCGAATCAATTTAGAATTTTTTTCAATGACGGCACTGGTCTTATCGGCCAAGTAGTACCGGGGCAAAACTCGGCTACAGTAAAGTCATTCATGCCGTTTGATTACGGCACACGTGTTATGAACACCGTGCATTCGAGTATGGACGCTGACGGAGACGAGCGTATATTTGGGGCTGGTACTGACGGCTATGTATACGAATTGGAACGCGGTACGAGTATTGACGGGGATAGCATGAGATACCACATAATGGTTCATTTCTATCATTCCAATTCGTTACGTGTGCGCAAGAATTACCATAGAACTGTGTTGCAATTACAGGCCGACGGTTTCGCTGAAATGCGAATCGGATATAGCCTGGGTTTCGGTAAGAAAGGAATACCTTTAACCCTAGGGCAAAATGTTGATGTTATCGGTGGGGGTGGTTTTTGGGACCAAATAACGAACGTAAATGTCACATGGGATACACCTTATGTACAGGAAATTAACGTTAAAACTCCAGGTAACGGGGACAGTATTGCGATAATTGTCTCAGGTAGAAGCGATAAGACTGAACCTTTTACATTACAGACGTGCATACCTTATTACAAAATTAATAGGCCAGATCGATGAGTGATTACGTAGCGACCGGCGTGCCGGAAGATGATACAAAATATATAGCATTAAATATCAGAGACGAGTTTCTAGCGGTTCAAACTGCGATAAATTCCAAGGCTGATAAGCTGGCAAGACAGTCAACAAGCACAACCTCTCTAACTTTAGGTTTGGGTGAGCAGATATTAGTAGTTGAGACTGATAAAGACTTCGGTGCAGGTGAAACGGTGATGCTAGTGAGTGATGCCGACCCGTCGACTAATAATATGTCCGGTATGGTGACTGCATATAATGTCGATACCGGATTGCTCACTGTCGACGTTACCTCAAAGAACGGCACTGGCACTTATACCGACTGGATTGTGACCGTATCTAGTCAATCAGGCGTAACGCTAGGTAGCAACACTTTCACAGGTGCCCAAAATTACGCACGCGCTACAGTAGCGTCTCATGCGACAACAGGCGATATCTGGAGCGCAGACGGTAACCAGATCGATTGGACCGGGACTGCTGTGACAACCGCTTTCCCTTCTGCACCACAAGCAGGAGCAAATCGCAAGTTGATATGCGCAGGGGCCTGTTCATTTGTGGCTGGAGCGAACATGCTTATCGCAGGTATTCAGTCTGGCGGCACGTTGCTATGTGCGGCAAACGATGTTGTTACGGTAGAGGCCATATCAGTCACACAGTTTCATCTATCAATTACTCGATATGCAGGTGACGCAGGCGGGTCGATGACGACATCCAGCTCAGTAGATGTAACACTGACGTCTACCAGCGGCAGCTTGCAAAATATCAGCATGACTGCTGCTAATAAAAAAGTTAGTTTGCCATCAGCCCTAACGGTTGCTGTGGGTAGCGGTATATTCCTGATATTTAACGTAGGGGTGTATCGGTTTTCTATCAATGTTGATGGTGGCGGGTTTTTGTGTTATGTCAATCCCGGTCAACATGTAATGGTAAGTTGTAACGATAATAGTACCGCGGACGGCCTGTGGAATATTAACGGTGAGAGTATAAATAGAATTTACGGAGGTAATACTGCTGAAGTAATCAATGCGGTTGACTCTCAATACTTGGCTGTAGAGATGCTGACTTCTACTAAAGCTATCGCAGCTTATCGTAACAATAGCACTACTTACCTAAACGTCGTTGTGCTTAATTATGGGTCAGCGTCAGGTTCTCCGGTTGCAGTTAACGCCGAGGCTTCGCTTGATATAAGTATCGCAGCTCAAACATCAGCGCAGGCCACGGTTGTTTATAAGACATCCGCAGGGGTAACTAAAGGATACGTCATCGATGTGTCGGGCAGCGTACCTACCGCAGGCAGCGTTGCGACGATTGACGCAACAGCAGGTGGAGCCGGAACAGCCCTTGTGGCATTGAGCGATACTAAATTACTATGCGTATATCAAAACGTAGGCGGGTCAGGTACGCCTCGCGAGAGAGTTCTCGATATCGCGGCAAGCGCTATAACAGCAAGCGCTGAAGTTGTAGCCGACGCTACAGGTACTGCTAGAGCTTCGCACCTTGTGGATAAGATTAGCGCGACTAAAGCTATCGTTGCTTTTGCATTAGCCTCGTCCCCGTATTACCCCGTTATCAGATTGCAAAGTATAACCGTAAGTACTCCGGCACCGACAGGTAGCGCGTTGGCATTATCCGAGATAGGCGGCGTTGCTTTGCGGTTTGGTAAATGGGCACTAGTTGTGCTCACGAGTTCGAGAGCCTTGCTCATAAGACCGCACACTGCTGATTACAATGACACTGTTATGACGTTGCTGGACATATCGGGAACAAGCGCGGTGTTGTTGCGTTACAGATTCCTAAGCCTCGGAGTAGTAAGCACACCGTCGGCTGATGTGCAAGGTTTGTACTTTAGCGCTAAACGCATCGACGATAACAAAGCATATGTTAGTTGGCACGGGGGAGGTAGCTTAGGTGTGGATGCCGCAGTCGTAACGGTAACGAGCGACGATGACATACTGATTGGTGTAGTATCTGAAAAACTCGAAGCGAGTGTAACTGCAATATCAACAACAGATAATGCGCTTAGTTCCGACGTGTGCGTTTTAGACTCAACGCACATTATGCAAATATCACGCAACGCTAGTACGTATTTAAGCGCTAAAACAATTGAGGTGGGGGTATGAGAATTATAAAACGCAAGTCTGATAACGTTGTCTTGTTTGCTGGCGATGATCTGACGTTGTCTAATAAGAAATGCGAGGGTAAAGGCTGGCTGTATACAAACTTTGAGCCTGGATCATTAGTTATTGAAGACGTTGCCGACATACCTTACAATCTCATACCAGGCAAAACAGTTCATGAGGATGATAAGTTTACGTCGCCGATAGACGCTGAAGATTTAACGATAGCTAGAAAAATGGCGATAAGGTTTATTGATGATCATAGCGATAGCCTTGTGGAATCTGTGATAGGTAGGCGTGATGTTGAATATTTAACTGCCGAAACGGAAGCGTTAATGTTTATTGAAGCCGACTATAAAGGGGACGTTCCACCTTACGTGCAAGCTTTGGCTGATGCAACCGACAATTCCCCTAATTGGGCAGCAGATAGCATCGCAAATACCGCGAGCAAATGGAGAACATCTAGTGTTGATTTACGTGCGCATCGTTTGCGTGCTAAAGAAGATGTTCGCAACGCTGAAACGCGGCAAGACATCAACAGTATAACCGAATCGTTTGAAATGTACTTAGATCAACTACGTAGGGATTTGGGGGTATAAATGGCCACACCGTTATTGTATGTCGACCCGAGAGCTCAGTCTTTATACGGCAACACTCCGGCTAAAAAGTATACTGATAAAGAGATTAAAGATTTCATCACGTCACCCGGAATGACGCCCGATAAGATATACAGCAAAGCGTTGGAGACCGGCGTCACGGCTGACGAGGTTACTAACGCAATGGACGGTGTTGCAGGCTATTCTCCTGACAAAATAAAGAACTGGTTGACGAACGAACGGCAAGTGTCGTTTGAAACAAAAGACCCTTTACCGACACAGCCTTCGGTTGTGAATCCCGAGAAAGTCACTGCTGACAGAATTAACGTTCGCCCTGTAGATACAGTACAAGGGCAGCTCGACACTATTCTTAAGGACCCTAACAGTCCACTGTTACGTCAGGCTCAGACCTACGGTACTCAGTCGGCCAATCGGAGAGGTCTTGCTAACTCATCGATTGCGGTTAGTGCTGGCGAGAATGCTTTACTAAACATGTCAATGCCTATTGCGCAGCAGGACGCTAATACCAATTACAACTCAAACACAAGTAACGTATCGAACAAGTTGAATGCTGATAGCTTGAATAGTCAGTTACAGGCGAACTTGATCGGGAGCCGTGAAGATATTGCTGCTCGTTTGTCAATGAACGACGCGAACCTGGCCACAAATAAATATATCGCCGACAACGACAACGCTGTAAGGCGGCAAATGAACTTGGATAGCATTGAAGCAAATAAATATATCGCCGACAACGACAACGCTGTAAGGCGGCAAATGAACTTGGATAGCATTGAAGCAAATAAATTTATTGCTACGATGGACACCGATACCAAATTGAAACTGGCAAATATCGAAGCCATGAGTAACGACTCGAGCATTATGGGGCAGACTAGCAGCAATATGATGGAACTTGTTTATAAAATAGGAGCCGATCCGAACATTACTCCTGAAACCAAAACTTCCATGATCAACCAAGTCATGGCTCAGGGTAACAAGGCACTCTCATTACTACCAAGCTTTGAAGGTATTAAAGATTTAGTTACGTTTGGTGGAGGGGGTGAGACAAACTCGAACGGGGCGGTTACGACTAATTCAGATAATGGATCAACACAGCAAATATTAACCCCTAAAGGTACTCCGGTTAACGTTATGAACTATCAACTCGACCCAGGCACGCAAGGCGCTGTGACGGCTTACGAGAAAAAGACTGGAACTAAGATCGACCCCGGTAAAGTAGTACCGCAGCAGCTCATAGAAGATTTGAGATATGGTCCTCTTACTATGAACTTCGGTCAATTTTACACCGGATTGGATGGGCAATCTCATCAGCGGAATTTTAACGCTTACAATTACCAGCAGTTATATAAAGATTATGGCGTAAAGAATCAAGGGGAACTGTTTGAAAAAATGTTCACGCCGGTATATGTGCCAGATACGAAACGTGCCGATCAAGTTCAATTTTATCTTTATAATTGATATACGAACAAACAGACGATATGAATTTCGTCACTGATTGTTTAACTGAACCGTCAGTTTGGCGTCTCGGTTCCGATGATACGTTCGGCATTGTCGATCCAGATTTGTTCTTTGTTGATCAGAAGATTAATTTCTTGTGGTTAAGGTGTGGCGAATATGGCCTATTGATCGGTGAACCTCGCAATACCGTAACCATCGAAGCTCATGTTGCATTGATGCCGAACGCTCGCGGTAACTCTGTGGATATCTGCAAAGGTGCGCTTAAATGGGTATTCGATAACACAGGGTACTCATGTATTACAGCGTCGATTCCAGAATTCAATAAATTAGCAATACGATTGGCAAATAAAGTCGGCATGGAATTTATAGGTATCCAGCGCAAGAGTTTCATGAAGCGAGGAACGCTCTACGATCAACACTTTTTTAGCTTAAATAAGGAGGATGTATGCCAGCAGTAGCGGCAATAGGGGGCACAATTATGAGCGCCGTCGGTGGCATTACGTTGGGAGGATTGGCAACGGGCGCTATGGTAGCCGGAACAGCAATGACGGCCATAGGTGCTATCACTGGCAGCAAAACGCTCACTAAAATCGGCATGGGTTTGGGTCTTGCCGGAGGTGTTGGAAGTGTGGCGACAAGCATGATGGGTGCAAGTAAGCAGGCCACATCCTCAGCATTGCTTAACAAAACACCCGGTACTTTTGAAGCAAGCGATTTTGTTAAGCCGAAGTTGGCAGGCGGCGCTACGGCATCGGCTGACAGTTTCATAAAAAACGCAGATAGTGTCGGCAAGTTCGATCCTGAATTGAGTAAAAGCTTTTTTGACCGGGCGAATACGACATTGACTAAATACAGCGGTTTGATGAACATTGCGGGCGGTATGGGTGAGGCGTATATGGTTAACGAACAGAACCAAGTTCGTAAAGATTTGCTCGATAAGGAAATAAACTTCCAGCAAAACAATATCGACTGGCAGCACCGCAATAACAGCGTACCTTTACCTGCCAATACATTACAAGTTACTCGCAAGCCGAATGCTTACGTACCACTTCTTCAAAGGTAATCAAATCATGGATCAAGAACAAGAGGTAGAAGCGCAAGAACAGCAAAACGTCCCTGAAGAACAAGAGGTAGAAGCGCAGCAAATCGAAGACGGTATCAAAGAGCATCTGAAAAAGCCGGACATACCAAAGTTGGATCGAATACTTAAAGCTGGCACTGAGTTGTTATTCGGAAAAGATAGCCATTACAAGATGCTTGATGGTTTGGAAAGTAGCCAGGACGTATCGGGCGACTTGGGTAAAGGAGCTTTCGGAATGGCTTTAATGTTGCTCAAACAAAGCGGCAACACGTTACCTGGCGAACTGCTCATTCCAGCAGGCGTCATCCTACTAGCGAGACTCGTGGAATTTATGAACAGCGAAGGGTCAGGTATGCCACAGGTCAGCGAAGACGATTATGAACAAGCTGTACATGTGTTCACCACGCTGACCATGGATAAATTAGACCCTGAGTTTAAGAATAAGATACAATCGCAAGGTCAACCGTTGTTAAACCAAGAGGTGCAATAATGTCACTAGGTGGAATGCTTGTTGCAGGCGGCGCCATGGGCGCACGTACAGCAGCAAACGCTAACGTACAAGCGCAAAATGATCTCGAACTTGATCAAGCGCGTGAAGCTTTGCGTGAACAATTTCATACTCAACGATATCAGCAGGCCCGCGCCGATGCTAAGGAAAATTTCCAATCGCAGGCATTGCTTAACCAAGCGAGATATGAGCAGCAACGCGGCGATAAGCTTACCGACGCCGAACTGAGACATAATCAAAATATGGCTTTGGAAGATCGTAAAGATAAACGGAGCGCAGCCAGTAACGCCACGCGTTTACAATCAGCATTACTGCGGAAAGAATCTGGCGGTGGCGGTTCTAAGGGTAATGTGACTTTAGGTGACGGTACTGAGTTTACCCCACGAAGTTCTGAGTTTAAAGTAGCAGCCGATATGGTTGATACCGGTCTGGCTAAAACTATACCTGAAGCATATCAAATTATGATCAGTAAGGGCTTGATAAGTCAAGCTGCACAGAACCCAATGAGCTATAAGGAAGGATCAGTACCTGTAGCTAAAGATATGGTTCGCAATTTGTTTAGCAACGATGTTGTTCCGAATAAAGAGAAGGTTCGTTCGTTCAATCCTAAAACTGGGAAGTTTGAATAATGGCGCAACGTATTAAAGCCTTCGGGCAGATATTGGAATTTCCTGACGATATGTCAGACGATGACATGCTCAAACATATTAAGGCGAACGAGCCCGACTTGAACCCTGACTACTCGCCTCCGATTACAGATAAGATTAAATCATTTGCAAGAGACTCGCTCGGAATCAATACCGACGCTTTGCTCAAACGTAATATGAGTATCGCCGATCAAGCCGAAGCTTCGGCCAATGAAGGCGAGAATGTGGCAGCAAGACAAGTACCCGGCGCTCCTGTAAGACAATCCACATACAACAAAGCTCTCATAACCCCTGACATCAAAGGTCGACCTGGGATAACTTCACGCATCGCGTCGGCAGCATCCGAAGATGTGAAAGGTCAAGCTGATCAACAAGAATTGGAGTTACTGAGGACCGAAGCGCTTAAACCATCTGAAAGCGGTTTCATGTCATCCGCTATCAATACGACAGGTCGTACTATTAAAGGTGCAGGTCAAGTCGGTTCTGATTTCTTAGGTCAAGATAAAAATAACATTGTCACTCAATATGGTCAGAAACTCCTTGACGACAACCCTGTATGGGTGAAGAAGCTTGAAGATATCAAAGATGAGCCGTTTCTAGCGTTCAAGGAAGCCACTGGTAACAGCGTAGGCTCTATGGCTGGAATGATAGGTGTTGCCGGTTTGGGTGCAGGTATCACCTCATTATCACCATTAAGCGGGCCCGCTGCACCTGTGATTGCCGCAGTCGGTCAAGCAGTACAATGGTTAGGCCCGGCAGCGGTTGCCGCATTGCCGTCATATAGCGGTATACGCGACGCTCAAATAAGTAAAAATCCTAAGTTTGAAGACGATGCTAAGTCTAAAGCTATCGCAGCTATGGGCGCTGCTGCGGTAGGTGCAATTGAAGTAGCGTTCGGTCCGCAACAATGGGCGCTGGCAATGCTTACTAAAGAAGGTCGCGCAGCAATGGCCCGTAAGTTTGCGTCAACAACTGTTGGCGAAGCTGCTATTAAAGGTACATTGGTTGGCGGCCTGCAAGAAGGGGTTGAAGAACTTCCTCAGAATATGCTTGAGCAACTCGCATCGTACGAGGACCCCACTACCAAAGAGAACGTGCTGGAAACCCTTCACGGGGGAGCTATGGGCGCTATTGGTGGCGCTGGCCTCGGTGGTGTTACGGCGGTTGCGTCTCAAATTAATACCAATCGCACGCAACGCGCAATGAGCGATATCGCTGAAACCGATAACGTGGACGATGCGATCAAAGTGGCAGGCGAGGCTGTCTCCAAGAAGACTGTCACTCCTGATGATATTTTAAAAACAGTCGACCCTACATTAGAGGATGTTATAAATGAAACGCAAACCGATATCGTTCTACCTGACAATAGCTCGGTTAAAGCGCAATGGCGTGTGGTTGACGCTGATGAGGTTAAAGCTTCACTAAAAGAAGGTGTCGCTCAGCCGAGGGACCGCACGCGTGCGGCGAGTGATATCCAGATCAAAGGTATTGCCAATGCGCCAGATTATCGAAGATTGTCCGATAGTCCTGTAATGGATGTTGGTGCGCCTGTTATTGATATGGACGGTAATATTGTCGCAGGTAATGGACGGTTTGAGGGCGTTTCACAGGCTCACGACCAAGGAACCTCTACCGAATACTTGAATGCGTTGAGACAAGACGCTATTAATAAAGGCGTCGATCCGGCAGCGTTTGAAGCTATACGCAAGCCCATACTTGTCAGGCAGATAATCGAACCGATCGATACGCGTAAGTTCGCTATCGCTTCAAACTCAGGCACTACCTTAGCAATGTCAGCATTGGAGCAATCCAAGCTTGACGCTGAACGCATGAAGGGTATAGAGAACCTTGACGTTAACGACCTTGGAGATATCGCACTTACTCCGCGCAACTTGACGCAGCTTAAAGATTCACTTGGCGATTACACGTCTGCGGAATTGGGTGCTCTTGTAGATAAAGGCGGGAGGTTGTCACAGGAAGGCGTAAAGCGTGTGCGCAATGCGATGTTGGCCAAAGCATATGGAGCCAGTCCGGTATTAGAGAACCTTGTGGAATCTACAGATAGTAACATGCGCAACGTTCTCGGAGCATTAACTAAGTCTGCTGCCCATGTGATCAGTACCAAAGGTGATGTAAAACCTTTGATGGATGCCGTCAGCACCTATTCACAATTAAAAGCCACGGGTCAACCGGTCGACAATTTCCTCGCACAACAAGATGCGTTCAGTGAAGGGATGAGTCCCGAAGCGGCTAGTATTTTAACATTCATTGACGCGAACGCACGAAGCCAGAAAAAGTTGACAGATTTCTTCAAAGGAAATTTTCGCGAGGTTGATACGACCAGTGCGGATATGTTTGAGGTGCCAAAAGCTAGTACCCCTCATGGTGAAGCTGTAAGTAAAAACTCAGCATGGGTGATAAAGAATAAAGCCACAGGGGAAGTGCTGTTTGAAACTTTCGATAAAGCAAAAGTTGACGCGCTCAATACCGATAAGTACGAGGCAGTCCCGATCTATGAACACCTTACAGGATTGAATAAAGATGAGCGCATTGCTAGTCTCGAAAAACACCTCAAAGAAAACGGCTACGACTTTACTGTCAGACCAGCCAGTGTGCGGAACGTTGATGCTTTGGATAGCACAAAGAAGGCGCACAAGGAACTTGCCGAAAAGCAAGCCAAAGTCTTCGGTAAGAAAGTAGTATTTGTCGAAGCCGATGGGCCGTTTGGTATAAACGGTGTAATGGTTCCCGGTATCAAAGATACGATCTTTGTGGATATCCGCACGAGTAAACCTTTCCATGCGGTAATGGGGCACGAGCTATCACATTGGATGGAAGTAGAGAAACCTGCTGTATATAAAGACATGGTCAAGTCTCTCAAGACGGTAATCAAGGGTGACGCTGAGTATGCGAAGAAATACGGTATTGACGGAGCAACAAAAGCTGAGCTAACCAAGGAAATTGTCGGCGATATTATGGGTGACAATTTTACCGAGCAGTCCTTTTGGGATAAGGTCGCTTCGGCCAACCCTGAAGCGTTCAAAGATATCGCTGCCGCCATAATCAAATGGCTGAAAGGTATTATCACCAAAGCCAAATCGAACGGTATGGGTTCGGAAGAATGGGTTAAGGATGCGGTTAAGGCTCAAGATATCGTAGCGCAGGCCGTAGCTAAGTATACGGAACCTCAGGTTGCATCTGTCAGCACTGAAAGTGATGTTAAGTTCAAACGTAATGAATCTTTAAAACATGCTTCGGCCAGTTATGTAGAGTATGAGTTTGAAACTGGCAAACCTGTAACATTTACTTATTTGCACAACAAATCGTCGGCCACTAAGATATTTGGTAAACCTACAAAGTCATCGGAGTTTAACCGATATTACGACCCGTCAGGTAAATACGTGACGGTCATTCCTGCAAATCGTGAGATTCCTGATTACGGTAATTTTGAGAAAGGCGTCATATCGTTTAAGAACCCCTTAGTTATTGAAAACGACAATCTTAACTGGAAGAAAGACTTGAGCGATAAGTACAACGGTTTGCGCGGTAAGAATCTAAGCAAAGCTCTTATTGATGACGGCTATGATGGTGTCGTGACCATAGATACAGATCGAACCGGAAAATCATACCCTACCGAAACGTTAGACCTTACGTCATTTGATGAATCCAAAGCTAAGTTCTCTCGCGACAGCAAAGGTAAACCATTACCGAAAAGTTTCTTTGATTGGTTCGAGAACAGTAAGGTCGTTGATGATCAAGGCAGGCCGCTGGTTGTTTATCACGGAACGAGTAAAGATATCGAAGTGTTTGAACCGGATAGCGGTAAGGGTAAAACGTTCGGTACGGGGTCGTTCTTCTCATCGAACCCGCTTACGTCGAACACTTACACTGGTGGTATAAACAACGGTAACGTGCTGCCTGTCTACTTGAGTATGCAGAACCCGGCAGTATTTGACGCACAGGGTGCTAATTGGAACAGGATAAACAAGAATGCAAGGGTGCGCCTGCCTAAAATTAAAGTGTCAATGCAGCAAGATGAAAACTTATTGGCCGAATTGGAAGGGCGCAGTCCCGACCAGAATACGACTCGCACACTACAAGCACGCAATACTACGCTCGGGCGATTGCTACCAAACGATTTTAAATATGTGGACGACTACGGCAGTACTGACGATCTGGCAAGATGGGCGAGACAGCAAGGTTATGATGGGTTGATCATAAAGAACGTTCGAGACCAAGGGCCAACCGGTAATTTCGTAACTGAAGAAAGCGGTAAACCTGGAACCATCTACGTAGTATATAAAGCGAACCAAGTTAAATCAGCCACGGGTAATAACGGCGACTTCTCAAAGACTGACAATCGGATACATTTCTCTCGTAGCCCGTTGCGTTTATGGATGCCAGTCCCTCGTTCACCAGGCTGGACTGAAGAAAAAATAATCAGAGCGTTGAAAAGCAGAGCATGGTCA